GGCTTCGGTTGCGACGTTGACACCGCACCAATGGCACGGCGGGTTGTCTGCTAATAGTCGCGCACGGTTCTTTTTAAACTCTGTTTTGTTTCGTGTCTGACTGTTTAGGTTTGTGGCCATGCTCACGCGCCTACGGCTTGTGCTAGCGCGGCGCTTGCGCGCCTTGCTGTTGTTTGGTGTTGGTTACTAATCATGTCGGGCTAATCCTTTGTGCATTGTTTGTTATGTGTATGTCAATGCTTACACCATGTAAAGCCTAATGCGCTAAAGCCCCACCCACGGGGTTGCCCTAACCCGTACCCTCAAACACGCTTATTGGCTGATTATGTTTACAGCCTGCCACGCCAGCGGCCCGGTCATTTCGTCGCGCATGATTACGGGCATGGCGTACTACCTACGTTGCCGTATGTTCCCAACTGCCGTGCAAATGGCTTAGGGCTTGGCTAGTCCTACGCGCTAGGCGCTGGCTAGAAAGCGAATGATTACGGGCAACTGGTTAGGTCGCCACACTTGCACGATTGCACCCGATTGCTCGAGCCTGTCCAACCATGCGTTTTGTGTTTTGCGTACTACGCCTATGTCTGTTTTTAGTTCGGCGAAAACTAGCACACCCTTAGGGTTGACTAGCACAAGGTCGGGGAAACCGCTATCGCCTTGTATGTGTGTGGCCCATTTGCCGCGCCTGTTCATTGCCGGCAGGTCATGGTGTACAAACCAGCCGTAACGTTGCGCTACCTCAATAACTGCGTTTTTAAATTGGGCTTCAAGCATTGCCATTGGTTGTGTAATCCTTGTGTATTGTTCGCGCCCAAATGTCATTAGACAAATGTTCGCTGGCCCAACGCAAATGTTGCACTACTTTGTCTTTTCCTAGGTAATCCACTTGCATTGTTTGCAATTCCTCAATTAGGCGAACCATGCGCGTTAATAGGTCTACTTGTTGTGCTAAGTCCATTAGTCGCCCTTACTGCTAGGAAGTTTTTTCATTGCGTCAATTACCTGCGTGGCCTGATCGGGGCTAAGCACTTCAAGCGTTACCGCGTCGCTATTAAGCGTTACCGCAATGTAATCGTGAAGCGCTGCGTCGTCAAACCCCGCGCCCTTGGCCAGCGACTTAATAAACAACAATTGTTTTTGGCTTGCAATTCGACTATGGGTTTGTGCTGGTTTTGTTGCCGGCCTTGTGTCGTCTTGTCGCGCTAAAACCTCGTTTTGACTGGCGATCGCTTTTGACACACCAAACCCCATGTAACCCAATGCACGGCCTAACGCGCTAGTCATGCCAACCATAAATTCGCTGTTTTTTGTGTATGGGGTTTTGCCCGGGTATGGTTCGGCTGCGGTAGCGACGCTTGGAATTGGGTCGGTTTCGTCGCGCCAAACGGTAACGGTGCAACGGTAAAACGTCGAGCCGTCGGGCATGGTGACCACTTCGGCGCTGGTCTCTTGAATACGCAAATTTGGGTGTTTTTTTAATGCTTCGGCTAAGCGCGTAGGTACGTCTACGTAATTGTCAATGTTAAAAGCCATTGTGTCGGGTCTCTTTCGTGTCGGGTTTAAATTGCTGCGGGCAAAGTATCCATTGGGTGTAACAAACTTTGTGGCGTCATAAAGCACGGTGCTGGCATGTTCGCGGCCCAGCGGGTCGGGTGCCATGTTTCGTACAATGTTTGCCAACCGCGCAAATTTATTACGCGCTCTACCGGGTCAAGTGTGGCTAAAACGTAGATCGCTGGTTTGTCGCTTTCGTGTGTTAGCAAGCAACCGTTGTCGCGCAATGTGCTTCGAACCTCATAACCGCCAACGTCGTGTGCGTGTTTGTCGTAGTACGTGTGGCCCCATGCAATGCGTAAATGTTTGGCTAACGCCATTTCACCTATGCAACCAATTTTGTGTGCTTTTAGCGCGTCCGGTGGCTTTATGCCGTAATTGTGTTTGGCGCCGGCTTGGTCTGCCCAATCTAAACGCAATTGCGCTACCGCGTAGGCGTAGTTTATTTCGTTGTCGGTTAAACGTATTTGCACCACGGTTAGCCGCCTAACGCTTCGATTGCCTCGCTAACGGTTTGCCAGCCTGTTGCGTCGCCGCTTAGGTCTAGGTCGGTTGCAACGCGCTTTAGTCGGGCTATTAGGTCTGCGTGTTTTGGTTTGTACGGTATGTGTGCTGGTCTGCAAATTTCGTCTATGAGATCAAACACGGCCATTTGGTGTTTGGCCATTGCGTTTTGTGTCGGGTCTAACATGCGTCGGGTTTCCTCGCTTACGGTGTTGTCGGGGTAGGGCTGTTCTTGCATTAGTTTGCTGTTTTCCATGGTAGCCAACCGCTGTTGTTCCAAATGGCAACCATGGCTTTTGTGTTTGTTACTGGGTTAAATAGTTCGTCGCACGTTTGCAAAATGCCGTGTGCTTGCAACCAGCCGGTAGGCCAGTATGTCGAGGGTTTGCACCAAAAGTAATTTATTTGGTAAATGCCAGCGCTGCCGCCCATTGTGTCGCTGGCGTTGAAAGCGTCACTTGTGCAAAGGCTTTCGCGCACCGCCACGCGTAGCGCTGTTTCTAGTTCGGCTGGCGGTAATCCTTCGGCAACGGCCAATGTCGCAACCTGCGAGCATGTAGTGACCAATGCGGGCAATGTGGTGGTTGTTGTCGTTGTAGACGGCAACACGGCTGGTACAACCTGTGGGGTTGGTTCGGGGGCCTGTGCATTACTGAAGCCTAAAGCGACTGAAAGCACCAAAATTAGGGCAATTATGCCTGTGGTTATCCTGTGGTTAAGTAGCAAGTTCATTTGTTGCGGCTTTCCATTTGGTAGGGGTTACCCCACGTGCCGGACGCTGGGCTTTTAAATGCCATTTGCACGTGTAGGCAATCAAACGTTTTAGGGTCTCTGAATAGTTGCACCATAACTTGTTGCCCTGTTTCAAGGGTTGTTATGTAGCACTCGTAAATAAAGGTTTGTGGCTCGGTCATAAATAGGGCTTTCCGTCGGTGGAAAAACCTTAGCCAACGATTGTTACGCGGTTGCGGATACCCCGAACGTGGCTTCAAATATGGCTTTTACGGCGTCGGGGTTATCTGCGAACGCTGGCGACAATTCGAGGTGCCACCAATCCCCACCGGGTGAACCCGAAACGGTTTTTGTTTCGTACACTTTCCACGCTTGGCGATCACAACGCCATGCCGCGCCCCACGGTTTAGGCCAGTAATCAATCACTATTTGTATGCCAAAAGCGTTTGCGTTTGCCAGCACTTTGTCAATAAAAACTTTAGAAACGGCGCGGCCTTCTTTAATGCCTTTGCCGTCTATTTTGCGGTAAGACAAATCCATAGCGCGACCTGTTGCATGTACTGACATTGTGCCCGGTTTGCCTTTAACGTCGCGCTGGCCGTAGGTGCCGTTGTTCCATAACGCGCCGTTTGAATACTTAATTGCTTGGCGTACCCATTCCTCGGTGCCAGCACGTTTGCCTTTTGCGGGGCCGTCGGTGTTGCCTATGTAATCTCGAGCGCCTACAACGTTAGGTTTGGCTTTAGCGATCATTGTTCGGTTGGTGTTCCCGGCTTGCTTTTAAGACCATTCGAAGCAACAAGGCCGCTAAGTGTGCCAGTAAGAAAAACCAGCAACGTGCTTAAAAGGTCAATTAATTGTGCGTCTGTTGGTGCCTGTTCGGTTGGCTGATCTACAAACAAAATGCCGTAGATAAACGCCATGACCGTAAAGGTAAAACACAAGGCCATTAGACGGCCAACAAAAACAATTAGTGAAGCGTGGTGTTGTTCGGGTGTTTTATTCACATGCGGCCTTTGTAAAGCATTGGTACTCGACATTAGTTTTTGAATAAGAGCAACCACTACAACCCCAAACTACTACCGCAATTAAAAGCGCGTACCCGATCATATAACGCCATTTCATTACTCAACCGTTGGGTAAACGGGTGCTACAAATTCGCCGTATTCACCTAATGCCGCGTCAAACGTGTAATCAATCCCGGCATACAATCCGCGAAAATTGCCGTTATAACTTGTTTGCAACCATTCGCCCGGTATACCTAATGAAACAATAAAGGCTTGGCCTATTGGTTCGCTTTCCGGAAACGGCAAATTTTCTACGTCGTCGTTCGCAATTACAATTACGTCGGTAACAACGTTATTAGTTACTTGTGCAAAATGTGCCATAGTTACGCCTTAAACCTTATGTAAACAATTCCCGAACCACCATTACCGCCCGTGCTTGTGCCAGTAGCCGAACCGCCGCCACTTGCTGTGTTTGCCGCTGCTGCGCCGCCTGCGTTGTTTGCGCCGCTTGCACCGTTACCGCCGACGGACGAACCGCCAGTACCGCCCGTGCCGGGGCCTGCACCGCCACCGCCGCCGCCTTTTTGCAATGCGCTGCCACCGATGAATACGCTTACGTCATAACCTGCGCCACCTGCACCACCGTTTGTACTTGCGCCATTACCGCCAACTGCCGTAATACCACCACCACCACCGGCGCCACCGGTAAAACTGTTAACGCCGTTACCGCCGTTAAAACCAACGCTTGTGCCATAAACGTTTAAGCCGATTGGCAAATAATTAGAAAAACCCGCCCCACCTGTTCCACACGCGCCAACGTGTTGCGTAATAGACGTTGTGCTGTAATTCAAACCACCTGCACCGCCCACAATGTTTACCAGTGTGCCTACGCTCGAATTGTTGCCACGGCTACCAAAACTTTCGTTACCGCCACCTGCGCCACCGGCACCAATCGTTATTGTTTGGTTTGCGTCTAAGTAAAGTGTTTGTTGAAAATATCCGCCTGCACCTGCAGCGCCGCCGCCGGTGTAACCGCTTGTGCCAATTCCACCCGCGCCGCCACCACCCGCGCTAAACGTCATGCAGTCAAACAAACCGCTTTTAGTTACGGTCAATGTGCCTGTGCTTGTAAACGTTAACAACGTGTAATTTATGCCGCCAACGGTAATGCTTGACGATGTGCCACCTGTTGCGGTGCCATAGTTTGCACCGCCACCGCTAAAAAAAATAGCAGCACTAGCACTTGTAAAATACAAAGTGCCACCTGCCCACGTGCCTAACGCTAGTGATGATGCCGTTGTTACTGTGCAAGTTCCCGCTGTAATGGTGCAAGTACCTACGCCAATGTTTTGTATAAAAAGTGTGTCACCGGCTGCAAAAAGCCCGCTGTTTACGGTAATGGTTTTGGCGGTTGCTGCGTTCATTACAACGCGGGTGCCTTTGTCGGCGGCCACTAAAACGTAACTGTCGGTTTTGGTGCTTACCGTCCAGTTGTAGTCATTGGCTTGCAAACTGTCCATTTGCGCGGCGGTTAAAACCTGCCCTGCGGTAAAATCTTGAATTGCCATAGTTTCAGCCTAGATCAACCCAACACATTTAGTGCGTCAATTTTTCCAAACTCTGCATTGTCAAGTATCAGTTCATAAACAATTGTGGTAGGGCTGGTAAATAGCAATACGCGGTGGCCGTTTAATGTGATCTCATGCTCAACACCTTCTACTGCTAATTCTTGGGCAAGGGTCGTTGTGGTATTGCCAGTAACAAACGTGCGTTCAATGCTTACGGTGTCACTTATGTCAACAAGGGCTACGGTGTCGCGCTGGGCGTTGGTAAGGGCACCAAATACGGTTTCTACGCTGTTGTAGCGGGCTTCGGGGGTGCCGTTCAAAAGGTAGGTTGCGGCAGTCGCTAGTTCGGTGTCGTCCAAAAGGCTGTTTGTAATGCTGTTCGTTTGCACAAAGTAGGTTGCTTGGCTTGGCAGATCGTCGGCCGTAGCGTTTGCGCCGCCTAGGTTTTCTATAAAAACGCGGTTTGTTACGCTGTCCGCTTCAAACGTGATACCTAACCCGTCGTATGGTACGCCCGTGCCGTCGTCCATAAAGTCAATTACAGGGGCGCTAAGCGTTGTGCCCACACGTGGCGTAAAGGTCAACACGCCCGCACGCGACACAAACAAACGGCCAAATTCTGCGGTTTGGTTTATTTGTAGCAAATACCCTAAAACGTTAGTTCCGCCCGGCACGGTGTAAGCGCTGTCGTGCCCTAGGTCTACGGTGCCGGGGTCAATGCTTCGAGCGGCGCCAGTTGGGTATTGCACTTCGGGTAGGTCTAAAACTGTTTCTATGCGCTCGCCCGATGTTTCAACGTCAACGTTTAATTCGTCCATAAACGTTTGGCTAAGCAAATAAAAGTTGTCGCTACAAAACACGGTGACGGTATCAATTCCATCAAGGGCAAAGTTGTAGTTGTAATTAACAACTTTTCCGCGGTACAAGTAATGCGGGTTGCCGTTGTCGTCGTAGCGGATTAGTTCGACGGCGCGCATTGGGGCAAGGCCGGGTAGCGCGTCGGGAATGTTAAAGTATGGCCCGTTTTCGTCAAACGGCGAAAAAATGCCGTCCACGTCGTTAATTGTAAAAGTCATGCTGCCAGCACCGAATTGGTCGCCAACGTCGCGCCTACCGCGCTTAATGCTTATTTGTGTTGTGCTGTCCGTAACGTCGGCAAAGTCGCTACCGGGGCCAAGCGGGTAAGTGCCGTCCAACAAACCCTTGGTTGCGCTGTCAAGGGTAAAACTATTGACGTCATAACCCGTGTCAATCAGTAGGGAATAGTTGCCGGCTTGGGCAATTGCGGTGCCCGGCATTACCTATAACCAACCGTCGGAATTTCTAGCGGGCCTGTTTGCCGTGCATAGGCCATAAGGCTATTGGTTACTACTTTGCCAATTTCGGCGCTGGTAGCCAACCCGCCGTTAACGTTTACGGTGATTGGTGCCATGCCAGCACGTGCGGCCTTGGCTTCGTTGACGCTGGCAATGCTCGAAGCGGTAGGCGCTGGGGTAGCAATGGTTTGCCCTGCGGTTATTTGGGTAAATGCAATGTCCATTTGTGCCTGTTCAAGCAACGTGTTTAGGCGCTTAGTTGACAAATTAGGGTTCTTTAAAATCTTTTCATACTTCGCTAGGACGCTTTCTAAGCCCGCAACAAGGGCGGTGCCTTGGTCTACACCCGCTTGGTAGAAACGGCCTGCGGTATCAAGCCCTAGTTTGTCTGCGACGCCCTGCACGGTTGCTACCAACTCGTTTACACCGCCGGGGCCTGTAATGGCTTCTTGCCCGCCGGCAATTAGTTCGGCCGAGATCGCTGCGCCCGCTTCGGCGCCAGCGTCCAAAACGGCTCGCAATGCGTCAAGGCTTAGCCCGCGCTTTAATAACAAGTCAACGTTTTCGGCGTACTGTTTGACGCCTGCAGCCTGATCGCGCAACCCTGCTAAAAAGCCTGCGCCTGTTTCGTCGCCAGCGTCTTTAGCGTCAGCAAAATTAAAACCTTCGCTAATGCTGGTTGCCACGGACTTGCCAAATTCGGAAAACGCATTTTTTGCGTCGTCTAATTGTTGTTTGGCGCTGTCTAATGCGCCGCTTAGTTTGTCTTTTATGGTGTCGTAAAGTTCGTTGACTTTCTTAGACGCGCCCCCGGCGCCACCGCCCATGCCTTCAAACGAGGTTGTAACGCCGTCTACTTTCGGTTTTAATACGTCGGCTTGTGCGGCCAGTCGAGCGGCTGCCGCTTCGTCGGCTTTCATGGCTGCGGTTACTTCGTCAATTTGGCGTAGCAAACTTCCAAAACGTAGTTCTAGTTCTTGTACTTGGGTTAGGCCTAGTTCGCCTAACGTTTCGCCCATGTCGCCAGCAATACCAATAAAGCGGCTAAAGCCAACGGTCAACCCGTAAATAGTGTTTTCAATTTGCAACTTCATGCGCGCAAACGCAAGTTCACCTGCCAAAGTAAATTTCTGAATGTAAAGCCCGGTAATGCCCATGTTCTTTACAAACGCGTCAAACGCGCCAGCAATGCCACCCTTACCAAACGCTTCTACGGCGGCTTGTGCAGCGCCCGGCAAGTTGTCCAACGCGTCTTTAAAGTAACGGTTGTTGAGGATTGCGTAACCAATGCTTTCGGTTACTTCGTCAAAGACCACGTTTAGGCGTCGTAGTTGCCCCTCGAATGTGTCGGCCGCTGCCGCGCTGGCGCCGCCGAATTGTTTTTCTAGTTCGCGTTGTGCGGCTGCAAAGTCTTTGCTTTTAATAATTGCTGGGTCAAGCGCAATACCCAACTTTGTTAGGGCGCCTAACTGGCCGTTTTGGGCTTTTGACAATGCAAGGCTTGCGGTCTCAAGGTCAACGTTGGCGCCTGCGCTCAAGTCAAGGGCAAGCCCTAAAAGGTCTTGGGCTTGTGTAAGGTCACCGGTTGCTCGAACCAACGTCGCAAGGCTCGGCCTAAGTTGACTGTCCGCAACGCCCGACGCAAATTGCATTTTGCCGATGAATTGCTCGGTAGCGCCAACCATTGCGGTTGTTGCACCAACGCTGTTGCGTAACTGTTTGTCAAGTAGCGCAACACTTTTTTGATCTTCGGCGGCGGCCTGCAAAGCCTTAGTAATACCAACGGCAGCGGCACCAAACGACGCGGCAACGGCAGCGCCAACAAGCGCGCCAGTCTTACCAAACTTTTTAAATACCTTTTCAGCGGCGCCTATGCCGGCGTCACTAAACGAGGTAATAATCGGTATGTTAATTGCCATTAGCGGGTACGCCTTTTAAGGTTGCGGTTTGTGATCTTTTCTACATCTGCTAAAACTAGTTCCACGTCCGATTGTACGGCAGGACGGTTTTTTTCTACGGCTTTGTCAATAACACGCGGTTGGCCGCCTTCCTCTTTTGTGAGGTTTGTTACAAACATGCTTGAAGTGTTGCGCCCGGCATGGTCATAGATCACGCCTGCTGGGTCTGCGGATTGCACAACCATAAGCCGGTAAGGCTTAGAACCAAAAACGACTTGTTCGGTGTAACCGCCGCGGTTGAAGTCAACGTAGCGTTCACGGGTAGCGCGTACACCTACTTTAATTTTGTAACCCTTTTGCACTTGATCGGTGCGCCAACTGGTTTCACGGCCTTTAACTAGGTTGCCTCGAGCCATGCCGGAAAGCGGGGCGCCGTTGCCTTTGCTGTTGTCAAAACTAGACACCATGCTGCGGGCTTCGGTAAGGATTATTTGACCGCTGTTTTTAATGCGTTTTGTTACTTGACGGCGATATTTAGGGTCAATTTTGTTTAACTCTGCCAACGTTTCTTGTATGCCTTGCACTTCAAGTATTTGCTGGCGCATGGTAGTTACCTTTTGTTTCGTTCCCCCAAAACTTTAGCCACCGTTAAAAGGTCTTGTGTGTCAAACATTTGCGCGTACCAATGCGGCGCCCACCCTGTTGCAACTAACAGTTCGGCTAATTGCCGGCGGTAGGTGCCGCTTGGGTAGGGTTTTGGGCCTCTTGCTCGACTACTTGAACGTCGGTTACTTGTTGACAGTATTTGTCAAATTCGGACGGCACAATAATTTTAGATTGTTTGCTTGCTTCCCAAGCCAAAAACAACAAGTCTTCAACACCAATACCGTTTGCCATGTCGGCCGCTTTGCGTTTGAAACGGCGTTCCCATAACACAATGGTAAAAAGGTTTGTACTTACTTGGTACGTGCCTTCTTGGTTGGTTACTTCAAGGGTTAATTGCATGTGTGCCTTCTTTCGTGTCGGGCCGATTGTTCGGCGCTAATTATGCAACGCTGTAAGTGCCACCAACAAACGTAATGTCTACGGTGGAAAGTTCGCCCAATGCCGCGTTGACAACTGGCATTTCAAGCAACGCGCAATTCGTCAGGGTAAAAAGTTCCCCTGCTGCGTCGACTACTACGGTGATGTCGTCGTTGCCAACAAGTGCGGCCAACGTTGCGTAGGTCTCGCTTGCTGCGTAGGACTGGTAAAGGGTAAGGGTAACTTCGTGGTTGCCCAAGCCGGCTTGGTACTGGCGCGAGGTCTGCCCAAAAGTTGTGTATTCCAACTGGTCAAAACGGTGCGTAAATACGGCAGCGGTGCATTGGTCGGTTAGCGAAACGCTATTAACCGAAACGCCCGGGGTTGCAAGGTAGGTACTGGTTGCCATGGTGTTTAACTCTCTTTCGTTGCTTTCTTATTTTTAGCACTTTTTTTTGGTGCGGGTGTGGATACTTCGTCGGGTTGCTGGTCGTCTACTTCGGCAATAAAACCGCCCCACAATAACGCGGCAACGTTAATGCCCGGCTTCGGTTCGTACTCTGTGCCAACCTCACCTATTCGAGCGCTTTTAATGATGTAGTACATGTAACCCCTTAAGCCGTTTGGGCTTGCATTTCAATAGTGAGATCATACG